AACGAAACATATTTCCCCACAGACCGTCGGAACCGTCCAGACTGGGCCGATGATGGGCCAACCAAGGCCAGACCAGTCATGACTACAGCCGAAGCTCCACAGAAGCTCGTAGGGGCATTAGAACCGCGTTTACATAGCCCGTTCTGGACGGGCAAAACTCGAGGCCAAGAGGTCGCAGACTTTGCTGCTCAACTAGGGAAACCCCTACTCCCCTGGCAGCGTCTGATAATGGATGACATTTGCGCTATCGATGACGAAGGCAAGTTTGTAAGACGCTCATCGCTTCTTCTATGCGCTCGTCAATCGGGTAAATCGTGGGTAGCCCGTATGAGAGCGCTGGCAGGACTGTTCCTCTTTGACGAAGCCAATATTCTCATCATGTCCTCAAAGATGAAGATGTCGATGAAGAGCTTTGACATGATGGTGCAGATCATTGAAGATAACGACTTCCTGGTAGCTCAACTTAAAGGCGGCTCTGTACAGAAAGGCGTACGCAGGGCCAACGGCTCAGAGCGCATCCTGCTGGAGAACGGCCATATGCTCGAAGTCGCAGCTGCTACAGCTGACGGCGTTCGCGGCTTTACAGCTGACTTCTTATGGCTCGATGAGTTGGGAAACGTCACCGAGGACGCGATGGACGCCGCTAAGTCCGTGACTTTGGCCCGTCCTAACTCGCAGCGCTTGTATACCTCGAACGCTGGCTCGCCCGAGTCAAAAGTCCTTAACACTATGCGCGATAAGGCGCAGTACAAGCCGCCGAAGTCTTTTGGGTATTACGAGTATTCAGCACCCGAGAATTGCGACGTTATGGATCGTTCTGGCTGGGCGGCTGCCAATCCGTCGCTGGGAATCCTCATCGATGAAGCATCCATTGAAGAAATTATCGCTACTACCGAAATTAACGCCGTACGTCGAGAGACGCTTTGCCAGTTCGTTACAGGCGGCGTAGCTAGTCCCTGGACTCCTGGTGCGTGGGAAGGTTCTGTAGACCCGAACCTAGTTATGAACCCTGGGCCAATTACGATGTTTGCTTTTGACGTTGATCCTCACACAAAGAAAACCGCTTCCCTAGTTTGCGGTCAGCTGCGCGATGACTTGTCTATAGCGCTATCCCTAGTCAAAATCTGGGAAGATCCCATAGCAGTCGACGAGCTACAAATTGCTAAGGACATCATGGAATACTGCATTACCTGGCAGCCTCGTCTAGTCCTGCATGACAAGTACGTCACCAACGCTATTGCGCACCGCCTCAAAATGTCAGGTATTGCCGTCGAGGACTGCTCTCAAAACGCCTTCTACCAGGCTTGCGCCTCTCTCAAGGATGCGATGGATAATAAACGCCTGGTTCATATGGGCCAGGAGAATCTGGATAAAATGATGGAGAACGTCGCACCTAAGTGGAACGATAATGGCTGGCGAATAGTCCGACGTGGTTCGGGTTCTGTAACGGGTGCTATCGGGGTTGCCATGGTCGTGGCAGAGCTGTCAAAGCCCCAGTCATTCCCTAGAGTATTCGTTTAGACACGCCGTTTGAATATGTCTAATTACTAGACAAAACTCTACAATAAGTCTATGGGATTACTTGAGACTTTAGGCTTGCGAGCTAAGGCCAACCCGTCGAATCCTTCTGTACTCGCTCAATTAAACCCACCTGTTATGGATCAACCATTCGGGACTTACTGGGGGGCAGGTTCTTACGGCGGCTATAACAATTACGCAAATTCAATTCTGCGACAAGATGCTGCGTCCGTGCCTGCAATCGCAAGATGCAGAGCATTGATTTGCGGAACTATTGCAAGCATCCCACTAGAAACTTATTCAACTGCAACAGGTGAAGAATTACCTAACTTGCCCTGGGTAGATCAATTAGACAAGCGTCAACCACTTGAAATTACTTTAGCGTGGTTGGTCGACTCACTTTTCTATTATGGAGTCGCGTATTTACGCGTTGAAGAAATTTATAAGGACGATTCGCGTCCAGCACGATTTTCCTGGGTACAAAATGACCGCGTAACTGTTAAGTACACCGCGATGAATACAGAAGTCGATTACTACATGGTCGATAATATCCGTATACCAGATTCAGGAGTCGGTTCTCTTGTCACGTTTCAATCGATGGATCAAGGACTGTTGCTGCGAAATCCAACAACTATCCGCGCAGCTATTGATCTCGAGAAAGCTGCTGCTATTGCAGCTCAGACTCCTATGGGTTCTGGTTATATTAAAAACACAGGTGCAGACCTTCCAGACCAACAGGTGCAAGGAATTCTTAACTCATGGAAAACTGCGCGTCAATCTAAAGCGACTGCTTACCTTACTTCGACTCTAGAATTCAACCCAATTTCGTTTTCACCAAAAGACATGATGTATAACGAGGCAAAGGCTTACCTGGCGCTTGATTTAGCACGTGCCTGCAACGTACCTGCTTCGATGTTGGATGCGGAGCAAATTCGTTCTAATACTTATCAAAATGTTTTGGATCAGCGTAAAGAGTTCGTAGCCTACACATTGATGCCGTACATCAACGCTATCCAATCTCGTCTATCTATGGATGATTTATTACCACGTGGAACCTGCGTCAAATTTGCAGTAGATGAAACTTTCCTACGCGTTGACACTATGGCGCGTTTGCAAGCTACAGAGAAACTTCTTGAACTTGGTTTGATTGATTTGAACCAGGCAAAAGAAATGGAAGGCCTAACCTCGGATGGAAGTGGGACAGACGTTGATACTGAACTTTAGTAGTGAGATTGAAGCGGCAGACGTAGAGCGCCGCATTATTGCAGGCATTGTAGTTCCGTTTAACAAAGTGGGTTATACATCTGTAGGCCCAGTAGTTTTCGAATCGGGATCTATCAAAATTGAAGATACTGCAAAGATTAAATTACTTGCGCAGCATGATCCTACGAATCCAATCGGGCGCGCTCAGTCTTTCCAGACCAACAGCGAGATGATTACTGGATCATTCAAGATTTCAAATTCTGCAACAGGGCAAGACTTTCTTATCCGCGCAAGTGAAGGCCTTATCGCTTCTCTTTCAATCGGTGTAGAAGTAATCGCGTCAAAGCCATCTAAAGATGGAACTCTTTACGTACAAAGCGCTGTTATGCGTGAAGTTTCTTTAGTCGAATCCCCTGCGTTCTCGGATGCAGTCGTTACTAAAGTCGCAGCTTCCGAAGGTGAAGTTGCTGAAGAAAACCAACCAACAGAAAGCGAGTCAGAAGTGACTACTGCTCCAATCGAAACACCTGTTGAGGCAACAGAGGAAGCTCCAGTAGTTGAAGCAGCCGCTGCTCGCCCTACAGTAAAAGCAACAGCTCCATACATCACATCATCAGTACGCACACCAATTCACTCAATGGGTGCATACGCACTCCACTCAATCAAGGCAAAGCTAGGCGATGAAGATTCAGCGCTCTACGTTCGCGCTGCTAATGATTCAACTTCTACTAACCCAGCGTTCAACCCTACTCAGTACCTTACAGAATTCATCTCAAATACCAACTTTGGTCGCGCGGCAGTGGATGCCTGCCAGAAGGCAGTATTGCCAAGCTCAGGTTTTACAATCAATGTCCCTTCATTGATTACGCCAACTCAGACAGCGCCTACAGTCGCAGTAGCAACAGAAGCTGGAACTATCAGCAACACAGGCATGACATCGGCTTACCAGAGCTTCACAGTTTCTAAGTACGCAGGACAGCAGACAGTAAGCCTAGAGCTTATTGACCGTTCATCTGATAATCCACTCTTCATGGATCAGTTGATGATTCAGCTTGAGCGCGCTTATCTCAAGGCTACAGATGCTGCAGTTATTCAGGCATTTATTGATAACGGCACAGCTGCAACAGCTACAGCAAACACAGCTGCAGGCCTTATCTCATTCCTTTCAACAGAGTCAGCAGCTGCTTACGCAGGTACTTCTTACTTTGCAAAGAACGTAGTAATCGGGTCGGGAACCTGGGCCGCTGCGATGGGATACCAGGACACAACTGGCAGGCCTCTTTTCAACACCACAACACCGTGGAACTCAGCAGGACAAATCGGCAACTCATCAATTAAGGGAAACCTTCTTGGACTTGATGCGTACGTCGACGTTTATGCAGCTTCAACAGCTGGTGCAGATAACTCTGCTTTCGTTATTGCTCCAGAAGCTGTGACTGTATTCGAATCACCTACAGCGATGTTCTCCGTCAATATCGTTAACACAGGCCAGGTAAACCTTGCGGTTTACGGCTACATGGTTCCAGCCGTGTTGCAGGCCAAGGGTGTTCGTAAGTACAAGACAGCGTAATCACCTCGGGACGCTCCCTGGCGCTCACAGCCCTTAGCGTCAGGGAGTCTTAGGTTAGGAGAAGAAATGGCAGCGACATACGTAACGAACGCGGAGTTGAGAGCAAATCTTGGAATTCAAAATCTCTACTCAGACGCAATCGTCGAAGAGGTATGCCAAACCGCCGAGGATCTTCTCAACGAGTTTCTATGGTTCGATTCTTATCCAGTTGTCGGCGCTGCTCTTTACAATAATGTCGGCATGGTGCTTATCTCTGCACCAGTTTCTTTCGTTACAGGTCAGACCGTAACCTTGAGTGGGTGCGGCTCAACTTACAATGGATCACGCACTATTACGGGAACCTACCCATTTACTAATGGCTCAGTGACTATCCCCTATTACATAGGTTTTCCCTATAGCTTTTATTCATTCCCACGTGGTTTTTCACTTATTCAATTCACCCTTACAGGCGCTAACGACAACTACCACCAGGTAGTCCCTTACGGTAAAGCTCTAGGCGTCGATACAAAGGCAACAGGCTACGCATCAACTCCAGCCGTGCGAGAAGCTGCGATGATCCTGGCAGTTCAAATCTGGCAATCACGTCAAGTACCAAACGGCGGCGGCATGGACATGGCTATGGGGCCAGCGCCATTCCAAATTGGTAATAGCCTTATGGCTCGAGTTCGTTCTCTTATTGCGCCTTATATGTCACCACGAAGCATGGTCGGATAATGACTTTGCCATCAATTAGCACTCTTCGTTCTAGCATCGCCACGGTTCTTAGCAACCCTAGCGTTTGGTCTACTTTTAGTTTTCCACCCAGTACGCCAATAGCTAATAGTGTCATTATCAGCCCAGACGATCCTTACATCGTCCCGTCAAATAACACGCAGATAGCCATTAGCCCACGCGCTAACTTCAAAATTACTTGCCTCATTCCTGCTTTGGATAACCAGGGGAATCTCGTAGGCATTGAATCAATGGTGACTTCTGTATTCACCAAATTAGCAAACTCGGACATCGTAATGGTGGCCTCTCAAGTTTCCGCACCGACCATTTTATCTCTTCCTAATCTGGACTTATTGGCCGCGGATATTTCAATCACTGTTCTAACAAGTTGGAGTTAAAAAATGGCAAACGAGCAAACAATGTGGGAGTGGTTGATAAAAGTCGGCCAAGTACCCGAAGGATCTAAACCACCAGCAGCATCTACAGCAGACAAGGAAGTTAAATAACAATGGCAATTTATCTAAATAATAACGTAGGAGTTAAGTTGGCAACTGCCGCTGCTCCTACTGCTCCATCCATCGACATCTCTTCATACGTGACTGCTGTAACTCTTACACAGTCATTTGAAGAATTGGACGTTACAAGTATGGGCCAGTCCTATCGCGCATTTGTAAAAGGCCTTGAGACAAATCAGCTACAAATCGATTTTCTCAATGACTGGGCTGCTGCTCAAGTTATGACCACACTTAATGCAGCTTACGGACAGACAATCGCAATCTCAATGATTACTGTAAAGGGAACAGCCGTAAGCGCTACAAACCCTTCATACCAGTTCAACGTGCTTGTCAATAACCTAACTCCAGTCGGTTC